GAAAATGGTAGTCCTGTGGAAGGACTAAAGCATATTCCGTTTACCATGGAGATTACTAACTTTGATAGTATAAAAGGCTTGGACGAAGTTATTGGTAAAATCAACAAGAAGTATAATTGTACAAAAGGTAATCTTGTAGATATACACCTTGGCTCTGAACGGCACGAAGGTTCCCTACCATTTTCTACAATGCTCTTCTCTATTAAAAAGGATGCATTACCCGAAACACTTGCTGAGTTTATCAGTAGAGAACGGGACACATTAATCAGCTTTAGTGATTGGACTAAGATGAGAAATACCTACGTCACTGACCAGTGGTCAAGGCACAATAAGGAAGAACTAAATAGCGAAGAGGAAACATTAGTTTCGCAGTTAGTTAATATTGAAGGGGCGGCTATATAATGGCACATGAAAAGGAATTATTTATTGATTCTTTTATCGAGGAAGCACTGGCAGGCAGAGCAAACTTCTCTGAGGATATTATAGATCAAGTTGCTACGGATGTTAAAGACGCATTTAAACAGCAACTAACCAGTGGTCCCCGTGGTGACTTTAGACTTAGGATGTCAAACATAGGCCGTCCTAAGTGCCAACTTTGGTTTGAAAAGAATAGCCCCGAAGACAAAGAACCTTTTAAGCACAACTTCTTAATTAATATGTTGTTTGGTGGGATAATTGAAGCAGTGTTTAAGGGGGTACTTAGAGCCGCAGGTGTTCCCTTTAAGGATAACGATAAGGTAACACTAGACTTAGGTAATGGAACTAAAGTTAAAGGGGAGTATGACTTAGTATTAGACAATAGAGTTGATGACGTAAAATCAACTACTCCTTATGGCTACGATAAAAAGTTCTCTAGCTTCTATGACCTAAGCAGTTCAGATGACTTTGGCTATGTATCTCAGCTTGCAGGGTATGCCACAGCATCAGGCCACGAGGTTGGTGGTTGGTGGATCATAAATAAACAAGATGGTAGATACAAATATCTTTCGGCAACGGAGGAGATGGACGTACCTGCTGAACTTGAAAAGATGAGGGCTACTGCAGATTATCTAAATAATGATATGCCCTTTGAAAGATGCTTTGAACCTGTACCCGAAACGTTTAGTAGAAAACTAACAGGAAATGTAGTGCTACATAAAACGTGTGGGTTTTGTTCATACAAAAAGAAATGCTGGCCTGAATTACAGATTAGGGACTCTTTGTTATCTAAAGCAAAAGTAAAACCAGTAGCATACTACATAGAAATAAATTCACATAAAGAGGCAGCATAATGGTAAAGATAACAATCGAAGATACAGACTACGATACAGATAATATGACTGATGAACAAAAAGGTTTGACTGCAACTTTACATCAAGGACAAAAAGCAGAAGAAAAACTTAAAGAAGATCTTGAGTCTGCAAACTATGCAATCAAGTGTATTCAGGCAATGGGGAAAGCTCAAACTACTAGATTAAAGGCTCTTCTCGACGATGGTAAAAAAGAATAATAGTAAACGCAGACATAATTCTAGACGTTACAGAAGCGGCTTAGAAGAAACACTTGCTGACTACTTAACACATCATCAAAAAGAAGTACGCTACGAATTACTGAAGGTCCAATGGGAGGATCTTCGGTATCGTACCTACACACCTGACTTCTTGTTAGACAACGGCATCATATGTGAAGCTAAAGGATTGTTTGATAATGATGACAGGCGTAAGCATTTGGCTATTCAGAAACAACATCCTGAGCTAGACATACGCTTTGTATTTAGTAATGCCCAGGCTAAACTATATAAAGGTTCTAAGACGCGCTACTCAGGGTGGTGTGAGAAGAATAACTTTAAGTGGGCGCATAGAGTTATTCCTATAGAATGGTTAACAGAAAAAGGTATGTGTACTTCCGATACTGTGATAAAGTTAAAAACAAAGAGAAAGGATACATAATGGGATACACATTAGCTGACGATGAAGTTGCTCTTATACTTCGTCCAATACATTTTAATGCTGACGGAGAGTGGAGTGGTCTAATATCTACAGGGTTAGCCCTTGGTCCAGAACAGAAGTTAAATAAAGATATAGTAACAGATCTTATTAGGTGTGCTACGTTCTTGAGTGCCTTCCTAGATATTGCTCACGAGTTTCCTGACATAATGGAAATCGTAGAACAAAGGAGAGACGAAATGATAAATTTATTTGAACAAGATGCAGCAGAACAAGAAAACGGATTACCCGAAGTAGAAATAAAAACATCAGGGGGCAACGTAATAAAGTTTGGCCCACTAACTAAAACAAAAGGCAGCGCATGACTAAAGACATATTACCTGTAGACCCTAAAGAAAGAAAGTCTGTACCTGTTTATACAGGGTTTATAAAATACTTTCCTAGGGCAATCGCAGAGGTAGCAAAAATATCTTACATTGGCGGCTTGCAACATGGTCAAACACCTGAGACTTTATTTTGGGATAGGACTAAATCTAAAGATGAGTTAGACGCTATGATGCGCCACGTACTAGATGAGGATTGGGCGCAGGTAGCTTGGAGAGCAATGGCTAACCTTGAGAAGAAGCTAGAGGAAAAGCTATGACCTATAAATCTTTTCAGGTATCCTTTACTATAAAAGTAGACGAAGATGGTAATATACTATCCTTAGTAGAAGATGAACAGGAGAGAGATGTTGAAGAAGTAATATCAAATGCACTGCACGATATTGATGATGTACAAATAGAAAAAATTAAAGTCAGGGGAAAAGACTATGGACGGTAACTATCTACCAACGGACTACCAATCATTCATTCACAAATCACGTTACGCTAGATGGTTAGACACGGAGGGTCGCAGAGAAAGTTGGCACGAAACTGTGTCACGTTACATTATTGAGTTAAGAAAAATAGATGGGCTAGATACAGACACGAGAAAAGAGTTGTATGACGCTATCATATCTCTGCAAGTAATGCCATCTATGAGAGCAATGATGACTGCTGGTCCTGCACTAGATCGAGACAATACAGCAGGCTACAACTGCAGCTACCTCCCAGTTGACGACCCCAAGAGTTTTGATGAAGCTATGTTTATACTACTGTGTGGTACAGGTGTAGGCTTTAGTGTGGAGAGACAGTACATATCTAAGCTACCTGAAGTACCAACAATGTTTGATAGTGATACAATTATTATAGTTAAGGACAGTAAAGAAGGTTGGGCTAAAGCATTCCGACAAGTCTTAGCATTACTCTGGGCAGGTGAGATACCTAAATGGAATACATCACTTGTTAGACCTGCAGGAGCTAAACTAAAAACATTTGGTGGCAGAGCTTCTGGCCCAGCACCCTTGATAGACCTGTTTAACTTCTGTATTGCTACATTCAAAGGCGCACAAAACCGCAGACTTTCTAGCTTAGAATGTCACGACATAATGTGCAAAGTCGGAGAGATAGTTGTAAGTGGTGGTGTTAGACGTAGTGCTATGATTAGTTTATCTAATCTAAGCGATGACCGTATGAGGCATGCTAAGTCAGGCAACTGGTGGGAAACTGCCCCGCACAGAGCATTGGCTAACAACTCAGTTAGTTACACTGAGAAACCTGATATGGAGACATTCTTACGTGAATGGACTGCACTAGTTGAGTCTAAGTCAGGAGAGCGTGGCATCTTCAACAGACAGGCTAGTAAGAAACAAGCAGCTAAGAATGGTAGACGGGACACTGAATGGGAGTTTGGAACTAATCCGTGCAGCGAGATTATATTACGCCCATACCAATTTTGCAATTTAAGTGAAGTAGTAGTAAGAGCTACAGACGATTTAAAGAGCCTATCTAATAAAGTTAGACTAGCTACTATAATTGGCACATTACAATCCAGCCTAACTAAGTTCCCATACCTACGTAAAGTTTGGCAGACTAATACAGAAGAAGAAAGACTACTGGGTGTTTCACTTACAGGCATAATGGACAACCCGTTACTCACCGCTAAGAACAAAGGATTAGCTCAAACACTAGATCATCTTCGTCTTGTTGCTGTTGATACTAACAAAGAATGGTCAGAGCGTCTAGGTGTGCAACAGTCTACTGCTATTACTTGTGTTAAGCCTAGCGGTACAGTGTCGCAGCTAGTAGACAGTGCGTCTGGCATACACGCTAGACACAGTCAGTATTATCATAGAACTGTTAGAGGGGACAACAAAGATCCTATTACACAGTTTATGAAAGATCAGGGTATACCTTCAGAGTTATGCGTAATGAAACCAGATACTACAACTGTGTTTACGTTTCCTATTGCGTCACCTAAAAATGCTGTAACTCGTAACGACATGACAGCTATAGATCAACTAGAGATGTGGTTAACATATCAGCGACACTGGTGTGAACACAAGCCTTCTGTAACCATCACAGTTCTACCTGACGAATGGATGGAAGTAGGAGCATTTGTATATAAGTATTTTGATGAGATGAGTGGTGTGTCTTTTCTGCCACACTCAGATCATACCTATCAGCAAGCACCCTATCAAGAGTGTAGCAA